AACCAATGTATAGAATTTTTGACATTGATGACATGAAAGAACTAAAAGGCTTTACCGGAGAATATTATGTTCAAGAAAAATATGACGGGCTTCGAGTTCAAGCACATAAAATAGATAAAAAAATTAAAATATATTCATTCGATGGTAAAGACATTACTTCTAAATGTAAAGAGCAAGTTGATGAGTTAAATAAAAAACACTTTGGCGATTGTATTCTGGATGGTTCATTGATATTATTCAAAGGTGATGATGCGCTAAATAGGGCAGAAACTATTTCGTACCTAAGCAAAAAAGAAGATTCCGAAGGAACTTTAAAGATGCATCTTTTCGATTTATTAAGGCATGAAGAAAAATCTTTGTTGGAAGACAGGTTAGACCGAAGAATGCAAATTATGTTCAATAATTACTCTATACATTCTAGTGAAATGTTATCTTTCCCTTCAAAGAAAGATACTCGTTTAGCAGATTCTATCAAAGATGTTGAAGAATACTCGAAAGCAATTATGGAAATGCCTACTTCGGAAGGAGTAGTAATAAAAGATTCTTCGTCAACTTATTATGTTGGTACTAAAAAGAATCCCAAATGGATTAAGTGGAAGAATTTCGTAGATTTAGATTTGATTGTTCTTGATAAGAAATCATCCGGTAGTAATTATGTCTATTCGTTAGGTGCAGGGCCAACAGAAGGGGAAGGAAAGAATTATCAAGAAGTGGAAGGTAAAACCTATATGCTTGTTGGTAAGGCTCTTAACACTAAAATTTCTGCCGACTTGGGAAGCATTGTGAGGGTTAAAATAGACCAAGTGAAGAAGACAGGCGACATATACACTATTCATTCTGCTAAGGTTATAGAAGTACCCGAAGCGGCTCATCCTGACAAGTTAGTGACTTTGGAAATGCTTTCTAAAGATAACAAAAAAGAATTGAATTATAATGTTGAAGCACTAAAAAAAGGTTTAAAAATAACAGACCACATTCACGGAGAAGCATCTGTTATAATTAAAAGTGACATGGATGGTTTTACTATCTATGGTTTTGAAGAAGACAATCTTATGGCTAAGAATGCATTAATTGATTTAGACCTTTGGAAGACTCAAGCGGAAGAAATTATGAAAACTAAACAATCTCGATTAACTGTTGCTGGATTCCAATATCTTAAAACCTCTGGGCCTAAAACAATTAAAGAACTACATAATCATTTAGTCAAAAACCACAAAGACCTATATGAAGATATTCTTGAAAGTAAGTTTGGTAAACTTAAAGATTGGATGAAACAAAGAGATGGTATTTCTTATGATGAAAAAGATAAGAAACTTTTGGCCGATGAAGATAAAATTATGCAAGAAAGCGATATTCTCAAAGAATATAAAACACCAAAGGAATATAGAGAAGGTAATTTTAAGATATATCTTAGGGATGATGATAACTTAAATTTCGTTATTAAACTAAAAGATGAATCTATTAATTGGTTAATAGATTTAGAAAACTCAGATGATATTTATGAATTGTTTGGTAAAGCCGGTAAATTTCCTGCTATGGTGGCTAGAAATATTTCTAAGAGAAAAACACTTGATGAAGGCAAAATAAAATTAGGGGTTCAAAAAGATGGTTATCACGAATATTTCTTAGAAGGCAATAAATTTGATACCAAATTCAACATTAGGAGAGTTAGAGCAGAAGGTAAAGAAATGTGGTTAGCATGGTCTGGCTACAAGCAATCACCTGCTGATGCCAAGAATGATTCAGGATTATGGAATATTTATGACGACAGGTATAATGAATTGCCCCTTCCTGAAAAATGATGCGAGGCTATTATATACTCAAAGTTGGTAGGAAGGTTTGAGGAACATGGCTACAAGTGTTATGGCTACTAGGAATGATGATTTCACCATTCTAAAGAGCAACGACGACTTGATGATTGGTGGATATGCAAGTATTGAAATCGTGGATAAACAAAACGATTTGATTACATTAAAAGCATTACAAGAATCAGTAAAAAAGTTTATGGAAGACTCAAAGTTTAGAAATGTAATGACTAACCACTCAAATGTTCAAGTCGGTGAAGTTGTAGATTCATATAGAGATAAAACTGGAAAATTATGGAAATCCGAAGTTGATGATGTTGGGTTCTTTGTTGTAATTAAATTAAGGGACGACATTGAAAAAGCAAAAGAAGTAGGAAGAAACATTCGCAAAGGGTCATTAAGGTCATTTAGTATTGGTGGACAGGCATTACAAAAAGTAAAGAAAAGCCACAACGAATTAGGGGAATATAACGAAATAAGTAAGTTAGAACTCCATGAAGTGACAATCTGTGAAAAAGGCATTAACCCCGAAGCGAAATTCGATATTTTAAAACAAGATATAGGAAGTGAAAAAATGAGCGAAAAATTAGAAAAAGCACTGAGCGAGTTAGACACTCTTCTCGAAGAAGTTAATATGCTTCGTAAGGAAGAAGAAATGGCTGATGATGAACAAATGATGATGCCCGACGAAGAAAAGGGTAATTATGAAATGGCTGACGATGAAGAAGAAATGGCTGATGAAGAAGAAATGGGCGAATACCAAGACGACGAAGCAAAAGCATACCTTCGTACTCTTGATGGCGCAGGAAACCAAATTGGCGAACCTGCTGACCGAATCGTGATTAACAACGGTAAGCCAACTTCGTCTGATATGCCCGTAGTTAAAGCATTCAACAACAATGAATTTGATTCTCTTGATTTGAGCAATTCAAACATTGAGAAGGCTTACGCCGCTTTCCGTGAGGAACAACTCGAAGCACTTGCTTACGATAACCTCCGAAAGTCCTTTGAGTCCCGATTTGCTTCCGAAAGAGCAAACCGTGAGAATGTTCTCGCAAAGTCACAATATGACGCTGCAAGTGAAATTTCTTCTCTTAAAGAAGAATTTACTCAATTGCGAAAGTCTTTGACAGCCGAGAAGGATTCAATCATTAAGGCTCAACAAGAATCAACTATTACCCTCCCATCAATGAACGACCTTGCAGAAATGGAATGGTCCGACATTCATAAGATGGTGAACAACATTTGAAGGTGATTTAAGATGACAGGATATATTAACACAATACGAGATTTAGAAGCACAAACATACGGAATTAACAATTTACCTGCTGGTAATGCTCTTTTGAAGCAAGCAGGAATGATTGGCGGTATTCATACCGGTCACGACGGTTCTCCGGCATTGTCCGGTTCAGCCGTTGGTGATGTTTCAGCACTATACAACATTGTTTATGGACAAAAGGTTTGGTCTATGCTAAACCGAGAAGTGAACGCACTATCAATGATTGCAAAGCGACCTTACTCTTCGAGTGGATGGCGAGTTCTTAAGAGCCGACCTGCTGGTGGAAGTGGAAACTTATTCACTGTTGATGCAAGCGGAACAGAAAACCTTGCTGAATTAGGTTCGGATTCCCCAAGAGCAGACATGATTGGTGGTGTTCCTGAGAATGCAGCCCTTTCAACTGCACAAGATGGATTAGGCCCAATTGCTCCAACCTATGCTCAATTAAACATGAGTCCAAAGGTCGTTGCACATCAATTCGATTTCAGCGAACTTGCTATGGAAATGGCACAAATTGATGATGGAATTGGCGACATTAGAGCGCAAATGCGAGAAGACATGGGTAAGCACCACGCAGAAGTTCAAAACAAGATGCTTGTTATGCCTTTGGAACATTACGGTGAATCTTCCGCTATGCCTAACATTGGAAACAACTATTCGTCATTGTTGAAGGTTATTACATCAAGAGCAGAATTACTCCTAATTGATGGTGGAGTTCTTGCTACTGATACAACCACCGCTTCTAACGCATTAGGTAAGATTTACGGCAGTGAGCGATTTAGTGCCGCTTCTTTCCTTGATGCAGAAGTTGATTTCGGTACTGATTACACTGCTGGAAATGTTCGTCAATTGACGCTAACTCTCCTAAACAACATGGTTCGCAACTTGCGACTTGCTGGTGGTTCGCCAAAGGTTATTCTAACCGGATATGATACCATTCAAGCCCTTGCTGACCTATTGCAAAGCCAAGAGCGATTCATGGACCGAAAGGAAATTGTTCCTACGGTTAATGGTGTTCGTGGAACAAAGGGTCAAGAAGTCGGTTTCCGTGTGGCAACATACTACGATATTCCATTGATTCCTGTTAAAGACATGACTTCAACAGGTGCGGCTTCAACCAAACTAAGTGATATGCTTTTCCTTGATACAGACCATTTGTGGCTATCTGTTATGAAACCAACTCAATACTTTGAGGATGGTATCGCTAACGGAAATCCATTTGGTGTGGGAACTTTGGGCAACCGTGCGCTTTACCGAACAATTGGTGAAGTTGGCTGTTCATTCTTCAAAGGACAAGGAAAGATAACAAACATACAATGAGGTGATTTAGAATGGCATTTGCAACAGTAATACATTTAGAGATGAATTTAGAAGGAAACCGTAAATTAGTTTGCGGTCAAACAACGACAGACGGCACAGATGGAAACATTGAAACAGGACTTTCTTTAGTCGAAAGCCTTGTCTTTACCCATAAAGGTGCGGCAGTAGAAGCGGCGGCGGCTACTGTTAATGCTAATCTACCGCTAGCAAGCGGCGATGTAGCAATTAAAT